GACGGTTGCCGAGATGATTCTTCGCCAGTGGGCGGCGAGCAAGAATCCGCAATTGCAGCGGGCGTTTATCGAGATTGCTTTTGGCAAGGTGCCGGATGCGCTGGACTTGACCAGCGGAGGCGAAGCAATAAGAGTAACACTAATGGGCGATGATTAATGTCGAGATTGATCGCGCCGTATTCAACACTATTTATATCCCTTACCTGGATTGCATGTCGCGCACCCAGATACTTTATGGCGGCTCCGGGTCCGGTAAGTCGGTGTTTTTGGCGCAGCGACCAGTCTATGACGTGATGCGTGGAGGGCGTAATTATCTTGTTACAAGACACGTGGGGCGCACTATCCGGGGATCTGTGTATGCTGAAATCGTACGCGTTATCTATGATTGGGGAGTGCAATCGCTATTCAAGATTAATAAGACGGAAATGACCATTACCTGTCAGAATGGATATCAGATTATCTTTGCCGGTCTGGACGATATCGAGAAGCTAAAATCCCTGGTCCCGGCTAAGGGTGCGATTACGGATATTTGGATTGAGGAGGCGACAGAGACAGACAGGAATACCATAAAACAGCTCTATAAGCGCCAGCGTGGTGGGTCTGAGGATATACCCAAGCGGCTAACGATGAGTTTCAATCCGATCTTACGCAATCATTGGATATTCGAGGAATATTTTGCGCCGCTGGGCTGGGCTGACGATCAGGTCGAATATCAAGATGAGGATATTGCCGTTCTCAGGACGTGGTATGTTCATAACCGCTTCCTTACCGAGCAAGATAAAACCGGCTTGGAGGGCGAAGAGGATAAATATTTCCGGGATGTGTATACCCTCGGAATTTGGGGCGTGCTTGGGCATGTCATCTTTACCAATTGGAAGGTGCAAGACCTGGCAGATATGCAAGCGCAGTTCACTAATCGGCGCAATGGGCTGGATTTCGGATTTTCAAGCGACCCCGCGGCACTATCCAGGTCACATTACAACCGGGCGCGTAAGACCATTTATATCTTTGATGAGCTGTATGAGCGGGGATTGACCAATGATGTGCTTGCCGGTCTGCTTATGGAGAAAATCGGGGATGATGTGATTGTCTGTGATAGCGCAGAGCCGAAGTCTATTACCGAATTACAGCGAGAGGGCATAAAGGCGATTGGTGCCAAAAAGGGAAAAGACAGCGTGAACCACGGTATTCAATGGCTCCAGCAACAAATGATTGTTGTCGATAAATCGTGCATCAATACGCAAAACGAATTACGGCAATACCATTGGAAGGAGGATAAATACGGCAACGCGCTCCGGCAGCCAGTAGATAAGAACGACCATATCATAGATGCTACTCGTTATGCTTATGAGAACGACAGTACGGCTGCCAGTATTACCGCGGTGCCGAATCCGTTTTACGATTGAGGTGGGGAAATGAGCATATTATCAGATATTCGCAGCGCATTCTACAACCTGGCGCACCTGGGGGAGATACTGGCGAACTCAACATACCAGAAGCGCATGGAGGAGGCTGCCGTTCGACGCGACTACTACCACGGCGAGCATCGGCGCCAGTTCAAGGTCAAGCCGCTCCAGCCAGACGATAACCTGACAGTAAATTTCGCCGGCCTTATTGTCAGGCGCGGGGTTTCGATGTTGCTGGGTGAGGGAATTGAGTTTGATTTGCCAGGCGACCCGGAGGAAATCGAGAACCCTGAGACGGGCGAGGTTGAGGTTATCGAGCAGCCCAACCAGCAATACATCGATGATATGTGGGACGCCAACCGCAAAGATGTGCTGATGCATAAGGTGACACAGTTCGGCGCGATCAATGGTACCTGCTATTTCAAAATCATGCTGGACGGCGTGGAAAGCCGGCAGGATGAAAACGTGCTGCTTCCGCGCCTGATTGCTCTGGATCCGCTTTACATGGAGATTGAAACCGACCCTGAGGATATTGATACTGTTATCGCATATATCAATCGGTTCAACATCATTATGAACGGGAAAGACACGGCGCGGAAGGAAGTCACGCGACGCAACTATGCCGCGATCACCAATGAGGCCGGGTTGATTATCGGCACGGGCGAAACCGATTCTTGGACTATCGAAAACTGGTACGCCAATGCCGATACGCAAGGGCAATGGGTGCGCCTGTACGCCGACCAGCTTTGGGAATATGAGTTTCCGCCGATCATCCACTGGCAAAATCTACCGCTGGCTGGTAGCTGCTACGGTGAGCCAGATATCACCGATGATGTGATCGAAATCCAGGATAGGCTGAATTTCATTGCCGCCAATATCAGCCGGATCATCCGCTATCATGGACATCCTAAGACCTGGGGGCGGGGCGGCTTTATGACCGACAAGGCGAGCTGGGGCGCAGATGAAATGCTTATGCTCTCCGGCGATAATGCCATGCTGCAAAACCTGGAGATGGCAAGCGATCTGGCCTCGTCGCAGTCATTCCTGGCATTCCTGCGCCAGTCACTATTTGACATCGCGCGTACGACCGACCTGGGGAGCATCAAGGACAAGCTGGGCGCGCTGACGAATTTCGCCCTGCGGGTGCTTTTCTTCGATAGCATGGCGAAGCTGGGCAGCAAACAAGAACTTTACGGCGAGGCGTTGCGAGAGCTCAATCACCGCCTGCTGGTATTGGCAGGCTTTAGCGGCCCGGAGGCGGACGGCGGAGAGGTTGTCTGGCCCGACCCGCTGCCGACCAGCGAGGCGGAGGAGACACAGGCGCTTGAGTTCGATTTGCGCAATGAGCTGACCAGCCGGGAAACGGCGTCAACGATGCGCGGCTACGATTGGGTGGAGGAGAGCGGGCGCATCGACAAGGAGAGGGAAGCGGCCAGAGAGGCGCAGGGCAGTCTGGGCTCGTTTTTCCTGAAGCAGTTCGAGAGAGGCGAGGGTGGCGGCGAGCGCATGATGACCGGACGGCAAGCGCAAGGGATGATGGAGGAGCGGTAATGCCGTTCAAGAGTACCAAGCAGAGACGATATCTGTTTGCGAAGAGGCCAGAGATAGCCCACCGATGGGCTAAACGCTATGGCTCTAAAATCCGGCGCGGGAAGCGCAGAAAGGCTAGTAAAAGGTGACGAGATAACCAGGCGAGTCAAAGCCAGGATATATTGGTCTAGCATCGACTAAGATCATGGATAAAACCCATGCCCCCTGAACAGCCTCCCCTGATTGTCGCCGTCGCCCGCTTCCGCCGCGCCCTCGCCCAGCGCGATGCGCAGGCATTGGATCGCATCATCAACGCCTATGGGCGCATCTACCAGCGGCTACAGGATAAGATAGATTTGCTTGTGGCGGAGATAGGCGGGCAGGCAGTCACCCGCGGGCAGCTTGTGCGCATGGTGCGCTATCGGGAATTGATAGCACAAGTGAACGAGGAATTATCTGCCTTCCAGGGCTTCATGCGCACCGAATTGGGAGCGGCTGGCGAGTTCGGGGTGGGGCAGGGGATACGGGATGCGCGCCAGTTATTGAGCTATGCTGTTGCCGGAGATGCACAGATTGTGGGGGCTTTCAATGTCCTGCCACGGGATGCAATCGAGAGCGTGTTGGGCTTCCTGTCGCCAGAAGGCCCATTATATGCTCGCCTGGCGGAGTTGGCACCCACGACTGTTGACGCCGTGGTAAATGGTATTGTCGAGGGCGTGGGGCTGGGCTACAACCCGCGCAAGATTGCCCGGCTTATCCGCGATGACCTGGGCAGCGGATTGACAGACGCGCTCCGCATGACGCGCACGGTGCAGCTTTACAGCTATCGGGAGGCCAACAGGGCGACGTATATCGCCAATAGCGATGTGGTCGAGGGCTGGATTTGGCATGCGGAGTTGGGGCCGCGTACCTGCCTGAGTTGTATCAACATGCATGGTACGTTTCACGCTCTTGATGAAACGCTGAACGATCACCATAACGGGCGGTGTGCTATGGTCCCGGCTGTACGCGGCTTTGACCGCGTTGTCCAGGAGGGCGCGGGCAAAGAGTGGTTCGAGGGATTGTCGGAGGCGGAGCAGCGACAGATGATGGGGCAGAGCAAATGGGACGCGTGGCGGGAGGGCAGGTTCGATTTCAGCGCGCTGACCGGCGCACATGATGACGCGGTTTATGGTCAGATGCGGATCGAGCAGAGCTTGCAGGCGATATTAGGACAATGACCGACCGTGATTTTCTACTAGCGATCCGCCAAGCATTATTGATGGCCCTGGATGCGCTGGAGCGCAGGCTAGAGATATCGCCGCGCACCTCTGAGATACGCGCGACGCTGAAATCTGTTATAATCAGGCTCGATGAACGACGACAAAAAACAACCGAGTAATTCCTGGGCTAAATTCTTTGCCGGCTTGTTTTTTGTGCTAGGGATGGGGAGCATGCTATTTTATGATCTCCAATTCGCCATTTTCTTTATGGTTGCTGCCCTAGTTATTAAGCCGGCAGACTGGTAAGGCATATCAATGATTTCAGACTTTCAGGATAGGGCGTATAGATATTATGCCCGCTTTGGAAGATTTCCTTGTAGACTGGCAATTACAAGGGAATACTACGATTTATTAGTAGCCGAGATTAAAGAATCAATGTATCTAACCAGTATTGTGGATCCCGATAAAGTTCCCGAAACAGATTTATTTATGGGAATTCCACTTGATATTGTAGACGTGGTATAATTAGCCCAACAACCGAATAACAGGTAGCCCGTAAGGAACGCCGTCTTTTTGTGGCAGTCGAGAGAACGCCACCGAGAGGCGGCGTTTTTGTTTTCGGGGGAATCAATCAGGAGGGATAGCCGAGATGGCAACCGAAGAGGAATTGAAAGCAGCCGAAGAAGCCAGGAAGGCGGCAGAGGCTAAAACAGCAGCCGAGACTGAGGCCAAGAAGGCCGCAGAAGAGGCCGCAAAGAAAGAGGCTGAAAAGCAGGCCAGTTTTGAAAAGTGGCTTGCCGAACAGCCGGAGAGCGTTCGACAGCTTTATAACGAGCATGTCACCGGCCTAAAAACAGCTTTGCAGTCCGAGAGGGAAAAGAGCAAGGGAGTAGGCGACAAGCTCAAGAAGTTGGCCGATTTAGAAAAGGCCGAGGATGAACGTAAAAAGGCAGCAATGACCGAGACGGAGCGATTGCAAGCCGAATTACAAGAGGCCAAAAACAAGGCGGCAAAGTTCGAGCGCGAAAGCCTGCAACGACAGGCGGCAGACAAGGCTGGTCTGCCAGCAGCATTTGCTGATCGTATTCGTGGCGAGACGCTTGACGATATGGTTGAGGATGCTAAGGGGCTATTAGAGGCCATGCCAAAATCTGAACAGAAACCGAAACCAAGCACTACCGCCACCAATCCGGGCGCGGGCCATCAAGGGGCCGAAACCGACGAGCAGAAACGGGCGCGCCTGTTCGGAGTACAGGTCGATCCATTTGCGGAGGACGTGTTACGCCAGAAGGGTGGGGGAGTGTATTTTATCAAAGAGGAGTAAATAAACGATGGCTGGCGAATCAACTGGTGCATCTATCAGCACCTTCATCAATTCAATTTGGGAGGCTGCCGTCCTGGTGGCCCGCGAGAACTCCATTATGGCTCCCCTGGTCCAATCCTGGGGCGACCGCATGGGCCTCGCATCCCGCTACTACAACCGCTACACCGGGGGCACTATCGGGTCATTGGCTGAAACCGCTGACCTGAGCGCGCAGGCATTCACCCCTGGCACCGTGTCCGTTCTCACCCCGGCGCAATACGGGGCGCAATATTTCATCACCGATCTGCGCATCGAGAGCGATCCATTCCAGGTTCGTTCAGACGCGGGCCGCGACCTGGGCGAGCTCCTGGGCGTCCATGTTGACAGCAATCTGGTTGGCACGTTCTCAAGCCTCACCGGCGGGACTGTTGGCACCGCTGGGGGGACGATCCTCTGGACTGGCATTATGAAGGCAATCTCGCTTCTGCGCCGCCGGAAGATCGCGCAACCCTATGTCGCCGTGTTGGAGCCTGGGCAATGGTATCACCTCGCGGCTGCAGTCGGCCCTGGCGTCACGCTGACCAACGCGCCGGCATTGCAAAATGCTATCGCCGGGCGTTTCTACCAGGGCACCGCCTTTGGGGTGGACTTCTGGATCGACGCCAATATCACCAGCGGCACGGCTGCTGTTGGCGGCCTGTTCGCACGGGAGGCAATCGGTTTTGATAACCGGCGGGCGTTCCGGCTCGAACCACAGCGCGACGCATCACGCGGCGGCGGTGGGTACGAGCTGAATGCGACTATGGTGTACGGCTATGGCATTTGGAATGCCCTGGCCGGGTGCCAACTGGTCGGGACGAGCGTAATCCCGTAATCTAATCTGTGAGTTTGGGGGCAGTTAGCCTCCTCCTGGCTGATTGTCCCCATTCTCAAGCGGCAGAACTGCCAAGCGCGGAGGAGGCGCGCTTTAACATGCGAATACACTGGCACAGTAACGCGCCCTGGGTGACTACGGGGTATGGCAACCAGACAAAGCTCTTCCTGCCACGGATTGCCAAGCTCGGGCACTACGTGAGTACGACCGCATTTTTCGGCCTGCAGGGGGGGATGATCCGCTACGGGTTAGGTGACCAGCAATTCAACATCCATTCCGGGGGGCGACATCCCTACGGCATTGAAATGATGGTGCCTAATGCGGTGATCGAGCAATCCGATGTGCTGATTTCGCTCATCGATGCCTGGGTGATTGATCCCGGCAAGTTCAATGGATCTCCGGTGCGCTGGATACCCTGGTTTCCGATTGACAGCGAGCCGGTGATGAGCGAGATCGTTGATCGGGTGCGCACTGCTTACCGGCGGATTGTGTTCAGCAAGTTTGCCCAATCCGAGCTTGAGAAAGTGGGGCTGGATAGCTACTACGTGCCGCATGGGGTGGACTGCAATGCGTTCAGACCAATAGATCGGGTGGAGGCGCGCAAGCATGTCAACTGGCCGCAAGATCGCTACATTGTAGGTATGGTGGCGGCAAATAAGGGCGTGCCACCGCGTAAGGCATTTTGCGAGCAGATCACCGCGTTCGCCGCGTTCCACAAGCGGCACCCCGAGGCGCTGCTTTATCTGCACACCGACGACGGGACGCATGGCGGGCAGGTGATGGACCTTACCAAGTATCTCAAAATAATGCAGTTGCCGTTTGCGTACTCTATACCGGGCAGGGATATTGAGAATAAGACCGCGGTACTTTTCTGCGACCAGTTCACCAATGCCAGTACCGGCTTCAATGACAACTACCTGAACGCAGCTTACAATGGCATGGATGTCCACATGCTGGTGTCGAGCGGGGAGGGCTTCGGGATACCAATTGTCGAGGCGCAGGCGGCAGGCTGCCCGGTGATTGTGGGGGATTGGACAGCTATGCCCGAGCTGTGTTTTTCGGGCTGGAAGGTGGACAAGCGCGAGGCAAAGCCGTTCTGGAACTCTGCTGAGGTATTCCAATATTATGCCAACCCAGAGGCGATCTACGAGAGGCTGGAGGCGGCTTACCGGATGCGGGGCAACCAGGACTACCGAAAGCGCGCCAGACAAGGGGCGCTGGCTTACGACGCGGATAAGGTAACGGAGAAATACTGGAAGCCGGTGCTGGCAGAGATCGAGGAGAGCTTGCAAGAGCGGGTAGAGATCGAGGCAGTGGCGTGAGCAACCAGATTGCCATCTTTATCGTGAACTACAACATGCCAGAAAGGACGGACGCACTGGCTGAGCACATTAACAACCGAATAGAATGGCCTCACGTACTTTTCGTGATCGACAATGGCAGTGATATCGTTCCGCGGTCAAAGCATACTAACGTGTTCCTGGAGAAAAACAGGCAGACCACGGGCGGCTGGCTGGCAGGGCTAGAGGCGGCAGAGAGCTATCAAAAGGATTGGCTGGCTTATTGGTTCCTGATCACCTCCGCCGAGTTTCCCGAGGGTGATGGCGACCCACTTACGCCAATGGCGCAGTTCCTCCTGGATGCGCCTAACGCGGTTGGCATACATCCCGCGCTTACATCTGATAGCACCACGTCCTGGACACACCTTATCACTCGCGGGGGGGAGAAGCCGCGGCGGACATGGATGATAGACAATATCGCCAGCCTGTACCGTGCAGACTGGTTTGACAGCATCGGGAGATTTGATCCGGACCTAATCTACGCCTGGGGGATAGACCTGGAGACCTGCTGGAAGGCGCGCCAACAGGGCCAGTCGCTGTGGATACATGAGGGCAGTCGGATCAAGAAGGTGACTAATATCGGCTACAACATGAACCGGATGAACATGGAAGCGGGCACCAGGGAAATGCTGGCGGGTAATAATATGCGTGAAGTCCTGAGTATGCGCTACGGTCTGGACTGGTGGGGAATTATGACGGGAGCGCATGTAGACGCGGCCTGGCGATGATTGGGGAAACTGTGGAAGCCAACCTTGAATATAACCGGCGAGTATGGGGGGATGCGGCGAATTGGATTGATCGCGATAAATACGGCTATCAATGGAGCGGGGGGCTGAAACAGGCTGCCAGTGATATATCCAGGTTTGCAGATGCGTTTCTCAAACCTTATACCAATGGGCGCTATGATCACAGGGTTTTGGAGGTCTCGCCAGGCGCAGGGCGGTTTACTGCCGAATTGATCCGCTATGCTGCTCGACTGGACTTGCTCGACATGAACCATGCGTGTCTTGATATCTGCAAAGAGAGGTTCAAATACTACCCGCTAGAGATTGACTTTCTTCATAATGACGGGCAATCCTGTGACATCCTGAGGGAGCGGAGTTACAGCCTGATAGCCAGCTTTGACTCAATGGTCCACATGCACCCGGATATCATCGAGGGGTACATCTGCCAGTTAGCTCCTCGTCTGGAGCCAAACGGTATTATGTGGCTTGATCACAGTGGGAAAGGCGCCAGGAGCGTGGGGCATAGAACAGATATGACTGCCGGGAAGATGAAGGCTATCGGTAAGGCGTGCGGACTGATCCTGTTAGAGCAGAAATATCGCAATGACCATGATTGCGTGAGTGTGTTTATACAATGAACGACGTGACGGGGATTTACGAGGAGATATCGGGGAATATCATCGGGCGGATAGCCACGCCGCCAGATGAGGCCGCCTTGCTGGCTGACATGGCCGGTAATAGCGATTTGCATATCGAAGTGGGCTGCCTCTGGGGGGCGACGGCTATCCTGGCTGCCCTGGCAGGGGCAAAGCAGGTTTTCACCGTGGATGCGATGCGCGGCGGATGGTGGGATACCGGCGACCCCACGACGCAGACGAAGCCAACGCCCACAACTGTGCTGGAGAACTTCAAGAAATTCGGCGTAAATGATAGGGTAAAAGCCGTTCGCTCTAACTCCAACCCCTGGCCGCTGCTGGATATTTACCCGGAGACGTTTTTCATCGACGGCGATCACTCTTATGAGGGGTTTGGGCACGATTGGACGATTGCGACCCAGATTACCCAACGGGCGATCATCGCCCACGATGTTGATGACAAATATCCCGGGATTGTCAAGGCGCTGAGCGAAAAGCGATCTGCATTGTGGCGAGAGAGTAAGCGAGTGGGATCGAGCGTATTATTCGAGCGCATCCCCTCTCCGTTGGTGAGCGTGATTGTGCCAACGTACAACCGCCCGGAATTATTGAGCCGGGCGCTGGACAGCATTATGGAGCAGTCGTTTTGTGACTTCGAGGTAATTGTAGTCAACGATGCGGGGATGGACGTGGCTGATATCGTTGCTCGATATCCTAAAGCGCGCTATTACGCACATAAGACCAATAAGGGACTGCCAGCGGCGCGCAATACGGCAATCGAACACGCGAAAGGACACTATATCGCCTACCTGGACGATGACGACTGGTACTACCAGAAACACCTGGATACACTGCTGAATGCCATCGTCAAGCACAATGCACGGGCGGCATACAGCGATTCGCATTCAATCGAACGGGAAGAGGAAAAGCGAAAGCTGTATATCTCGAAGGACTATAATCGGGAGGCATTGCGGGAGCGAAATTTGTTTACAGTCTGTAATGCCATGCATCAGCGCAGCTTGTTCGATGAGGTGGGTACATTCGATGAGACCCTGAAAAATCACGAGGACTGGGATTTGTGGCAGCGGATTGGCGATGTGACAAATTTCGTGCATATCAATATCCCGACCAGCGTGATTGACCGGACACGGCAGACCATGAATACCGATAAGACAGCCATGCGCGCCGGCTTCGAGATCGTGCAGAAGCGGTATACGAACGGGAACAAGCCATGATCTTTTATAGCTTCGTCATCATCACCGATAGCCAGGAGCCGGAGAAACTCGCCCGGAATATCGAGAGCATCAAGGCGCTGAATATTCCCGGCTACGAAATCCTGGTGGTGCGTGACGTTGACCGCTCGGGTAAGCTGGGCAAGCTGAGAAATGCCGGATGCAAGCAGGCAAAGGGGGACGTACTGATTGTGGCGGATGACGATCTGGTATTCCATGATGACTTCTACCGCGGGCTGGTGGAATATGGGGACGATTTCGACGTACTTTCCTGCAAGCTACTGAACCCCGACGGCTCCCGCTACTGGGATTGGAAGGAACACTACGGCGGGCTGAACCGCCTGCTGGATTACGACAAGACCAGCGAGAGTATCAGTATCACAGGTGGACTGATTATCATGAAAAAGTGGGTATTCGATAAAGTGCATTGGGATGAAATCAGGGGATTTTACCAAAACGAGGACGTGGACTATTCCAACCGTCTCAAAATGGCTGGAATACGGATTGCATTCAATCCACATTCTACTGTCACCCACGATGCGCCTTACACGCAAGTCGGAATGGGAATTTTGAAGATATAAGGAGAATAAGAAATGGCCGATTTTTTGCACGATGACGTATTTGACAGTGGGCTGAATCAGCTTACGAGCTTAACCGAGAATCTCTACATTTGTAGCACGCTGCCCACCACGTTTACCGAGGCTTCCAGCACTTATAAGCTGGGCGTCAAGGCCACGCCTACGGTTGGCGCTCCAGGTGACCGAGCTGGGGGGGGGAGAGAGGTAACTATCTCCGCAATCACTGACGGGAGTGTTACCGCCAGTGGGACTGCCGGGTTTTATGCTTTGACAGATGACAGTCTGTCGAAACTGCTGGCGCAAGGCGACCTGGCGAGCACGCAGGTGGTCACGAACGGCAACACCTTCACGCTGACCAGCTTCAAGGTAGGAATACCAGACCCGGCATAATCTGACAATCAAATGTCATCAATTGGCCCGATCCTTCCGCAGTCAGTCGGAACTTACTCTGAAACGCCCTGGTCGAATAACGACTGGTCCAGCCCCGAAAATGTCTATGGGGCTGGCGAGGCCAGTGTCACCGCGGCGACTTTCGATGCGGGCGATCAAACTTTTGTTTTGAAAGCCTACAACTTCGACTTCTCTGCTATTCCTGATGGAGCGACGATTGATGGGGTGGTTTGTGTGGTCAACGCCCGCTATGCCGTTGCACCTGGATTGATTGATCTTGTACAACTCCTGGATACATCCAGGGCTAGAGCTGGAGATAATAAGGCAGCTACGCCGACCGCGCTGACTACGAGTGCGGCAAATTATACCTATGGCGCATTAGATAACAAATGGGGGAATAGCCTGACGCCCGCCTGGATAAAAGATCCTGACTTCGGCGTTGGTATAGGGATGCTGGCTGGCGGCTCGGGTAATAACAATGTCGATGTATTCTGCGACTCTGTCACCCTGACGGTTTACTACACCTATACCGCTCCAGATGAGCTGACCGCCGCTGATATCACTACTGGCGCTCCAGTTGTGGGTGCTTCTTCAATCGGACAGATTCACGTCCTGACATCTGCCGCAATATCCACCAGCGCGCCAACTCTGGAAGCGTCTACCATCGGGCAAGTACACGTCCTGACTGCAGCAGCCATTACAGCGGGCAGTCCCACGCTTGACGCTCCTACCCTGGAGGAAACGGGCGGCGAGGACAATCTTGAAGCAGCGGACATAACCACCGGCGTCCCAGTATTGGAAGCATCGGCAATCGGTCAGGAACATGTTTTATCTGCGGGCAATATAGATTCCGGCGCTCCTGCTTTGGATGCGCCCAATATCGGGCAGGTCCACGTATTGGCGGGCGGAGATGTAACATCGGATATCCCAACACTGGGACAGCCCACAATCGCGCAAGTTCATGCCCTGACATCTGCTGATATCGTTACTGGTGCGCCCGTATTCACAGCACCAACCATAGCACAAATACATATATTGGCGGCAAACGGAATAGATACCCCCGCGCCAATACTGGGAGCTCCAACCCTGGCTGAGGGTGCCGGACAGGATAACCTGGAGGCACTGGGGATCGTTACTGGAACACCAACGATAGATGCTCCTTCACTGGGGCAGATACATAGCCTAAGTGCAGTCGAGATTACAACCGGGTCCCCAGGGCTTGATAATCCGTCAATCGCTCAAACGCATAACCTGATAGCCGCGGACATAATTACTGGTACCCCTGTCTTTGGCGAGCCGAGCCTGGCCGGATACGATATTTTATCTGCTAACGATATATTGACGGGCATACCTATCCTGGGAAATCCAACCCTGGAAACCATTACCGTCGCTGTTTTGACTGGATTGGGCTTGAGATTTATAGCAAAACACCCGCCCAGGCAAACTTATATACATCCACACAGACAGTCTATATCGATTGATGCAGACGAAGATTATAAACACGGGGTGTGACATGGCAACTATATCAGAAGCGACCATTCAACAATCGACCGGCGAAGTCAGAAAATGGACGGCGGATTTTTCTAATGATCTCCCCCTGGGGGGAACAATAACCGGAGGGACAGCAATACATACTCCCCCAAGCGGGGCTGCATCTACCCCAACTGTAAGCTACACCACAACGACGGTAAGTGCAACGCTTGGGCCGCTCCCCGCCCTGGGCATACATTATCTGGATATTCAGGCCGATTATAGTAACAACGAAACGGCTGAGGTTCGCGTTGCATTTACCAATAATTATCCGGCAACCGCGGCGCGTTCTACCATGCTTGAGTTGATAGCTGATTTACGAGCTATGACACATACTGGCCCCAATGATTATAAGATTGCCGGTGTTCCACATTGGTCTGACGCGCAATTGCAGAAAATCCTGGACCGCCACAGACAGGATTTGGATTTCTTCCTGATGACGCCGTTCCCGAAACGGCTGGTCAATGATCTGCAATGGTTCGAATATCGCATCATCGGCTGGGAGAACTTCGAGCAGACGGACGGTGGCAGCGCGATATTCCTGGTCGAGGATAGCACCGGGGCGGACGCGGGCACTTTGCTATGGACTGCTGATTACAACCTGGGGATTGTCACCTTCGCTAGCGACACGAACGGCAAGGATT